TTACCATTAATCGAATAACGAATAAGGTGTAATTGTCTTATTGCCGTGCTTATTGAATTGCTTACTTTATGCTTTCTGCATATTTCTGTTAAATTGCTTGTTTCGTTTTTTCGTAACGAATCATGAATTTCGATCAATACATTTAAGTATCGTTCCGTAATTCCTTTTTTTGGTCTTTTCATTCTGTTTATGTTTTTCGTTTTGTCAAATATACAACATTTTTAATACGTTATACATTTTAGTAAAAAAATTATAGGTTTTTTATCTTGGCTTTGTAGGTTGCAATAAGATCAGTTAGTTCGTCAATAGTCCATTTCTTCGTTTCATGCGCAATTTCATGCAGAGCAATTAATCTTTCGCCTCCTATACGCTTTTCGATTCCTATTTGGTAGTTCAGTAAATTACCGCTGAGAAAACTATTGCAGTGTTCACATTGAAGATGTACGTTGTCTTCGTGAAATCTGACGTTTGAGTGACCGCCTTGTGAAAAATAATGCCCAGCGTTTGCTTTTTTTGGCTCATTTCCGCATGATATACAGCTCATTCCTTTATCTCTATGGCGAATCCATTTGTTAAACGTCATCTGAGCAAGTTTCAACCAGTCCTGTAAACTCATCAGTTCTTTTTTCAACCGTGTTTTTTTAGCCTTCCATTGCTTTTCCTTTTCGGTTTCTACCCAAACACGAACACACTCCTCATTCATGCAGTACTTTTGGTTGAAGCGTAAAGGCTCAAATTTTTCTTTGCAGTGTTTACATCGTGGCATTAGATTCCATTCATTAAGTTGTTGTTCATTATCTCCAACTGTTCTACTCTTCTTGACAGTTCCATGTTTTCCCTATGTAGGTTGTAGTTTTGACTGATAAGATTGCGTATTTCTTTCTCGCATATAATTAGGTGTAATAACACGTGTTTCATGCTTTCCAAGTGTTTACTACTTCCATCAATGAATGGCTTTGCTTTGTCCTCATCAACTGTTTTAAGCCTATATAATTCGTTTTTAAGGCTTCCGATAATTGCGCTGGTTGATGTCTGCGCGAGTAAGTGTTCTAATTCATCAATCATAATTATTGTTTTTAAAATGGGCAATCTTTGACTATGTGGTTTAGTGTTGTTTGAACTGGTTGTATATGTGATCTATTTGCGTAAATTCTGTTACCCTTCCAATCGAGCATATAATATTGATAACGTTCAACATCCAAAAACATTCTATACGTTCCATTCTTGCTTATTCCTTTTGGTTTGCTCTTTGCAACTTTCAAATGTACTTCATTTTTTTCTGCACAACTTCCATCCTCATTTGGCAATCCGTAAGGAGGTCGCCAAGGGATCAATACAGATAGTCCTTTTCTAAACCATACTTGCCCACCAGCAAAATCACGCGCCGTTGGTATTGGAAAATAACTGATTTCAGTACCTACAACTGTTTTACCATGTATCATTGGTTGATCCCTAACGTGATTTATTATGCAATTGTGTCTGTTTGTTTTACGCGCGTTCTTTCTTGCAATACCTAATATACGACTAAGGTATTTATCCTCGCGCCCCAAATCACTTTGGATATATTCCTCGGTTAATTCATTCCAAGGATCAATTGTTGTTGTATGAATGTTTATATTATGCGTTCGTTCAATTTCATCAACCAATTTATAAAACCCTTGCAACGTTAAATCCTCATCAATTGGATCAATCACAATGAAATGTTCGTTTACAAAATGTTCAGCGCGTATTTGCTCAGATTGTGTCATTGAATTGTCACCAATCGAATATGGTTTACCAATGTACTTGTAGCAAAGTTCAGCATATATTTCAGCAGCACTGCCAGTTTCAGGTGAAAACACAACATGATTCCAACCGTGTATGCATGAAAGGTTGATTAAAAACTCAAACCAAAGTTCAGTTTTACCGGATGCTGGAGCAGCACCTATGTAAGTTGTGCAACCCTCCTTAATTGTAAACGGCAGTAACTCCCAATCCCAACCAATTGACTTGCCTTTAATATTTTTTACTTGACGTATTTCATTCATTTGGCTATTTACGTCTGATAATCTTTTGTACATATCTGTTAATTTATCAACCTTCCCAAACAACGGGAGGTAAGTTATATGGATTGCTTGGTATCTGCGGGTTGTTTAGATCAATATCATTCCAGCATTTGCCGTTTATGTAAGTCAAAGGATTTTTCCTATACTGAACATCAGGTGTTTTAAGCAAATAGATTGGCAAAGTTTCAAAGATCAAATCAATTTCACTATCTGACAATAGGATAAATTTATCCATGCACTTTTTCTTGTCAGCCGATTTGCCATACAGAACCCAAAACTTATTGAATAATATCTTCTTTTCTTTCTTATCATTCTTGTTTGTTGTTAATGGTTTGTTAGTCGTTTGTTGATCGCTTGTTATTGGTTTGTTAGCCTCTTCTTTTTCTTCTTGATAACACTCATATTTACAGATAGTTACAATGGTAAATTGGCTTGTTGATTTTAATTCAATTTCATTGGTCTTTTCTAAACGCTTTAAATTTGTTCTTATCACCTGAATAGATAGTCCAGTAGCATTGGATATATTACTTAAAGACGAAATAAACTGACCTCTTTTGACATCAAAACCTTGCCATTTTCCATCCTTATGATTTGCTTTTAACAACATATATAGAAATAAATGAACAGCTTCCGATTTATTAAACCATTCCCAATTTAAAAACTGCCGATGCAACTTAATCCAGCCGTTCATAATCGTGCAATTTGTAGTAATATTTTAACATTAAAGGAATCAATTTCTCAACGTCACTTCTATCAATAACGACAGTTGATGAGTAACCATCCTCAATTACTTCAAATGATATGTATTTACCAATTGCAATACACATTTCATCTTCTTTTTTTCCTTTACATTCAAATTTAATGTAGTCCATAATGTAAAAATTAGGTAATAAAAAAACCCCTTAAATCCTTTGGGGCTTCACATCCAAATTCATTAAGAGGTTCAATAACATCTTTAGGTTCTATAATGTGAAGCCGAACCGTTTACAAATATACAAATTTAATTGTACATCCCGTTATGTATTTTTTCTTTAATCAAAAGCAAATCGTTAAAGTCTAAGCAACTTAACACATCGTTGTATATGTTTAACTGCAGCTCTTGATTCATTATTTTGAACGTAGTTTTTACTGGCTCAACCGCTAACTTATAAGGCAAGTCGTTCACCTTAACAAAGTAATCGTGATTCTTAACCGCATACACAACCGTTGAATGATCTTTATTGAATAGTTCGCCGATCATTTCAAAGGTGCATCCTATTTGCCGAAGTTTAGCCATCATGTAGGCTCGTCTATATACCGTTGTTCTAAGTCTACTTTTACCGGCTAAACCGTACATTTCAATTACGCGCGTTGCATTCCTTACTTTTCTGACGTTTGAATCCATCAGCTTTGGTCTATTGTACTTTTTTCCTATCTTCATAATTTTCCCTTGCTATACAATAATTTAAATACAGATCAAGATTAAATGATCCTCCTTTTGCACCCTCTGAAGTATGCCCTTTTCGCCACCATTCCATGACCTTAGTAATTGGTAATGTAACGTGTTTATGTTTTCTTGTTAAATCCTCAATCATAATCCTATACGTTTTAGTTTTTCAATATAAAGTACCGCATCCATTAATTCATCCTGTAAATGCTGGAGCCATTCTAAGCGTGTTAGATCGTTTCTATCTAACGTAGTGGAGTATTTCTCTATTCCAGCCAAAGATCGTGCGTTAAATCGCTTTAAAACGCCTCTAACGGTTTCATCTGGTGTCATGTATAAAAGATCTTTGATAAATTCTTGATTTTCCATTATGCTTCGCTTTTTTGTAGGTTAATTAAATAGTCGTGTTCAGCTTGGGCATGTTGATTCCAATTGTAACTTTCGGCAATGTATCGCGATAACTCCAAAACGAAATCATTGTCCGCGCTTACTTTGTACGGTTTTTCCACGTACGTTTCTTTGTTTTCGACCATTCGATACATTCCTAACTTGGTAATCTGAATGTAACCTTGTTCGCTTTCATCTTCTTCGTAACCCTCTGTTTCAAGCCACGCATCAAATTCCAATGCTGAAAAGTAAATATCAAATTCGTTGCCGTTGTTCTTATTGCGTACCGTGAATAGTTCGCCTTCGTTGTCTAAGTAAACGATCTTGTACGTTTTATTAGTTAGTTTCATAACTTGTTATTTATGTGGTTAATTAAAGGCTCTTTGTTGCCATCATTCCATTCGTCAATTAAGGTCATGTCGGTAACTATCAAAGTAACCTTGTAACCGTTTTCCATTGTTACCTTGACGCGGTAAACTCCATGCCCACATGGGCGTAATTCGATGTCGTAAATATTCATCTTTGGTTCATTTTAGATTCAACGTAATTCAAGAATGATAATACTGCCATTATCATAAAAGTGTATGCAACTATATAGTTAGCAAAATAACT